CGGTCGTATCCCTAGTCCATCAGCTCGCGCGCTGGTCAAACCGCTTTTTTCACGCCGCGGATCTGCTAGTCATCAACTCGGTCCCGTGACGACTGGCGACATCTTCGGCCAGGTCCCGGCAGGTCCGATTTTCTAGCGCTATGCCTTGATGATTTTCGGCGACTTGAACTGCTCGAGGTTGGTGTTCCGCAGGATTGTTGCCAATGCCTCGGCTACTTCCCGGTTTGGGATCACGATAGGAGCCTCTGGTGGCTCGTTTGATCGCGTCATGAATCCGGATGCCGGTCCTACTCGTACTGATACGCGTCCCTCTTCCAGTGAGCACTGGACCAGCTCCACGCCGTCCTTTCCGACGATCTTCCAGCGTTCTATTTCCATGATCAGCCTCGGCGATTTCGGAGCGGAGCGGGGTGGGGGTGCTGTAACACCCCCAATTTACCCCGGACTTCCATGTGCACCGACCGGTTTTATCGATCGAGCAATTCTTGTTCGTAGCTCATCAAAATCCCCCTGATGCACAGCTTTATTTGCTTCTTCATGTCATCTGGTAGCTGATCAAATCTTTGGAAAATTGCCCTCAGCTCGTCTGATACATGTCGGTCTGATTCTTCCATCACGATGTCGTCTGCTGACACGGCCAGTGCTCTCGCAAGGGTTCCGATCCGATCCCCTGGCGGTGGCTGCTTGCCTCGCTCGTAGTTCTTGTAGGTTGCTACAGGAATCCCTGTGAGCGTTGAGACCTGCTCTTGAGTCAGTCCACGGCTTTCCCTGGCTTTCTTGAGGTTCGTGGCGATTGTCATGGTTTCTTTGCTCGGCTGCTGTTCTGTGCTCAATAAATCTAACTCCTGTTTATAACCACAGTGATCATATCTGACCCCTAAAGGTGTCAAATCGGGCTTGCCATCAAGGGTTCATATCCGATACCTTTAGGTCGCTGATGTGCATATTGACAGGATTTCTGATGCAGACCACCACCGACGCCTCGCGGATGTTTTATGACTACCTCACGGTTGAGCAGGTCTTTCCGTTCGTGTTGCCTAAGGTCTCGGACACCGGCATTTGCTACTACGACCGTCGCACTGGCGAAACGCTCCGTGATACCGCTCCTGGCTGGAAGCATGAGGGCAGCTACTCGACGATGGTTCAGATTCGCGTTGATGGGAATAAGCTCCAAGTCAAGGGCAACCCCAGTGCCGTTAATCGTTTGGATAACCTGCATGGCTTCTCCAGGCTCGATCAATGCATTGCGGTTTTTAATGACATCACTAGTAATTATGGCGATGTTTACGGTTTTCACCGTTTGCCGCCTTTCACCAAATGTACCGGCTGGGGTATTACTCAAGGTGAAGATGGCACCCGATCTTCGCTTATTGGTAATGGTGCTCGCATCTGTCGTATCGATCTTACGACCAATAGAACGGTGGGGAAGGGTAATGAGCGTCCTTATGTTCGCGCTCTGAGCACTCAACGCTTTGGTTATAAGAATGGTCACTTGTATGAAGACGGCCTTACCTGCGATTGGAAAGCACGTGACCATTACGAAAAGGCTTATGTGAAGTCTTTTGCGATTAAGAAGTTCCTGTATCCGAAGTGCAAGAAGAACTTCGGTGAAGAGTCTCCTGAATTTAAGTATCTGCAAAGTCTTGTGCAGTTCTGTGAGGATCAGGGTGTGGTCCGTATGGAGCAGGAACTGAAGCGTGAATATCTTTTGCGTGAAGGCCTCGCATGGTGGGGCTTATTTGATGAAAGCCGTTTCAATGAAATTCATAAGCGATTTCTGGCGATTGATGAAAAACTAGAGGCCACCGCGATGGACTACCGAACTATTGCAGATGAACTGATTGCTAAGAATATTGTTTCCAGCCGTCAAGCTGCTAATGCAACGGCTAATATTGCGTTTCAGTGGATGCATACTCCTGGCACTTTTTTCGATTTTAGCAAATCTCAAATGCAGGCTTATCGCGCACGCCTAAATCGAATTGGTTTGAACATCGCGCAGCCTTATGACATTACTCGTCACACTGCGGTCTTTGTCCGTCGTGTTCAAGAAATTCAAGTTAGTGATCACCTGTTTTTGCCGGATTGGTATCGCCATGCTGCTACACCACGTCGCTTTTCAGTGGTGCCAGCATGATTACCGTAAGTTTTCAGGGTCTTCAGCTTTCTGCTAGCGAGCGTCGTAACTTGGCGTTTCGGCAGCAAGCGAAACAGTCTTTTATGAACTCCGTGCTTACTGAGCAGGTTGCCGAGACGCTTAAGGCTGTTGAAGTTCGAAAAGAGCAGGGCATTAAGCCTGAGCGCGTTTGGTTTGAAGAGCGTAAGGAACGTGGAACAATCTGTATTGCTGAATGGATGGGCTATTGATGAATATCTGGTTCATTCTTTATATGTCTTCGGGTCTTTCAATGTCTGCTCTTTGTGCCTACGTCCTTTTTTTTCGGATTGATCGCTGATATGGATAGGTCGTCTTATCAAGTTCTTCGTTCTGACGTGGAGATTCAACTTGTCGATTTTGATCCTCGGGTTACTGATACTGACGCTCTCCTTAACTCAATTATGCGTCTGTTTTTACAGGCTTCATCTGCTGAGCAAGTCCGCACTCAGCGGCTTAGAAGGGATTTTGCTACATTCCGTCGCGACAAATCAATCAAATCGCCCGCCTGGGCATATAGAGAGCCGGGCATAAGTGACCGACTCCCCATACTGTAGAGGGCTATATCATGTCTGATCAAGATTCGATGCTTGTTGAAATTACTGGTAATTATCGTTCGGGCACGTCTGGCAAGGGTAATCCCTATTGCATGTTTGAAGGCTATGTCCACCTTCCCAATATGCCTTATCCTGAGAAGGCTTCTTTTTACGCCGAGAAAGTCTCCGAAGTTCCACAGGCTGGAACTTATCGCGTACCTTTCAAGTTTCAAGTGAAGGACGGCCGCGTGTCGGTTGATTTTGATCCGCGTAATGGTGCTCGTACTGAGTTGCCATCGCTGTCGTCTGTGCGTCCTCAGACGAAGACTGCTTAATATGATGCCTCTGTGCGTTGTCATTGATAGCAATAACAATCTTGTTGCTCAAGGCGAGTTCAACGGCAATTGCACAGGGTACGTTTTACAAACTCCAGCAGATTTTGCTGGATCAATGACAATTGCGGGCCTGTTCTCTTATCCCGATCCGGTGGAGTTCGGGGCCGCTTTTGCAGCGTGCTTCGGTCTGGTTATTTTCCTGGCTGCGGTCGCAAGTTCTGTCGGAGAGGTCTCCGGCTTTTTTTCAAGCACAACACAGGTAGAAGAACTATGAAACTCATGAAATTCAGCAAGAATGAACTCGTTACTGCTGTGGCTGTTCTCGGTGTGGTGGGCGCTTCTGCGGCTAATGCTGACGGTGGCCCTGACTTCAGCTCCATGATCGCTGGTGTGGCCTCTGCCGGTGCCGTGGCGGCCATTGTGGCCATGGGCGTGGTCAAGATCGCTCCGAACTTCGCCAAGTGGGCTACCAACAAGGTTGCCAGCTTCTTCTAATCACTCGGCTGTTTGCCCGGAGGGTTCCCAATGGGAGCCCTTTTTTATTCGTCAATCTCTTGGGTGGAATCATGATATGGCTCGTTATCGCGGCATTTGGCGGCTTTGTTACGGGTGGTGTTTGTTGTGTTGCGTTCTTCCGACCGTAGAAGCGGCAACTCGCGTACCTGTTACTCTTCCGTCTGTTCAGGCTCAGGTCGAGGGTGCTGGTGCGGCGGCTGTTGTAGGTGGTGCTCTTCAGGTTTCTACCCCTCCCTTGGTAGGTGAACTTTTATTGGCAGGTGAAAAGAATCTTCCTGTCCGTGGCATATTAGGTGGCACTACATTTGGTTTAAATACGATTACTGCGGGTGCGAAGGGTATCCTTCGCGGTGGCGTAGCTACTGTTCTTGCCGGAGCGGCTTTTGATCAGCTAATTAAGGGGGTTGGTTGGCTTATTGATGGTGGCGGTAATATTAGTAAGCCGGGCTCTACTCCTGGCGGTGTTTATCAGGGTGCCCCTCATCAATATGGTACTTTTACATGGACTAATAACACTCAGTTTTTTACCATTGTTAAGGCCGACACCAATGATATTCCGGGTTGTCAATATACGAGTAATAATGATCCGTATTTTGGTTTTGTTTGCTCTTATGCGAGTGCCACTCTACCGGCGTCTCAACCTTTGGTTTCTTCTGACATTGACGGTATAAGTGTCGATCAATTTATTAGTGCTCAAAATTCTGATTTCGTAAGAAATCTTCTTAAAGAAGTTTGTCAAGGTTCTCTTGCTCCGGCTCGCTGTTATGATTCGATGAAACAGCAGGCGTTGGTACTTCAAGGGCCGTCTACTGTTCCTGGTGAAACCACTACTAAAACGACAACTATTGCCAACCCTGATGGCACCACGTCGAGCGTTGTTACCACCGACAACTCTACTTATAATCTTACTTATGGGCCAGATTATTTCGATTATTCGAAAACCACACAAAGCAATACGGCAACCAATGGCAAACCTACGTCTAGTACGACGACTAGTGACACGCCTGCGGACCC